ATAAGACGTTTTACGTGGTCTTGGGCCATCCATTCCTTGTCGTAGCAGGCGACGGTACTTGGGATAGCGTAGTCCCATACGTCGTATTGGTCATCGCAGATTTTAATGACTTTGAAACGGGTCATGATGTTTCTCCTTTCAAGAGATTAGCTGCTTAAGAGTCAGCGTGAATGTGTGAAGAATGGTATGGGCTTGGACAGCTGATAGCTGAAGCTCACCAGTCTCGTACTTACGGTAGTACGACTGTTGGTTCTTTCCGGAGCGTTCAAAGCCGATCATGTCTCCAAAATCAGATTGGTTCATGCCCAGCTTAAGACGGATGTTCCGTAGGTTGGTCAAAGGACCGTGTTTGGTAAACATGATGTGTTTCCTTTCGATGGGTGAAATGAGTTTTGCTTTTGAAGAGTGATTTCTCCAAAAGCATGCAAAGGCTGCGGAGCAGCCCATGAGAGGGAGAACAGGGGTTTGCTGCACCTGTTACCTAAATGTTAGAGTAGGCACTGTATGGAGCTGTTTTGAGGGTGTGTGTGCATGCTGATAGGGTTCAGTATGTGTTGTGGGATGAGGAAGTGAAGTGACAGGATTTGGGAAGTGAGGGTGAAAATGTAAGGAAACATAGATTAATGGTAGTAAACACTGTGACATCCAGTAATTTGATCAACATCCCCCATGAGTGATAGATTTTGTTTATACCCCTCCTGCACCTCTATCGATGATAGTGTCGTTGTGTAAAAAAGAAGAGCCACACTCCCGAAGGAGTGCAGCATTGATTTAGAGATCTTTAAGAGCTGCTTGGTACTCTGCCATGAGGGCATCGTAACGCTTCTTGAGAGCAGGATTAGAGCTAAGCTCTGTATCGAGCTTGAGCATGGCGCGTGAACGCTCTGCTACACGCTCTGAGAGCTTGGAGGTGATACGCTCCTTGGCGTCGAGCTTGTTGGTGATCTTGGACTCGTGAGCCCAAGTCTGAAGGTTGTCCTCCATGACATCGACAGCAATGGATGCTGAGCCGATTGTTCTGCTGATTACGTTAGCAGTGGTGGAGATGACTGACAGTGAGTCAGATGCAGTGGTACGTACGTTGACGAGGATAGACATGGTAAGCTCCTAGCTAGGGATGGACCGTGATTGATCCAAAGAGTGCGGAGCACTGGTGAAGGGGGTAGGTACATCTAGGAATAGAAATGAAGGTGGGGGGGGGTATTCTATCTGTGTGTATCCACAGTGTAAGAGAATGCACTAGGACACCTCTATGGTACTTTTCCCCAACCCCACAGAAAAAATCTAAAAATATTATGGAGAGTTTTTGATCCATGAGACTATCATGCAGACATCGATCTTACGGCCATCTTCTAGAGTGATGGAGGTGATGATGTGCTGTGTGTCTGAGGTGTCTTCTCTAGCTATGAATCCTTGGCTCCAGACCAGTTCTCCTAGGGAGTAAGGTTCATCTATCCATTCGCTAGAAGCTATGCTCGCGCGCGTGGCATACAAAGGTAAGAGTCTGTTTTTCTTGATATCTCTAAGAAGCTTACCTTTATAAAAGCTTAAGATATTAGTAGGTTTCACATCTATTTCTCCCTTAGTGTATACCTATGTAATATCCCGACAAGGAAGTACGTAGTACTTCCGTAGGAGGGATATTACTTATAGAGAGATTAGTTGTTACACAAGAAAACCTATTGACTACCTAAAGATTACAAACATATCTATGTGTATAATCTCTTAGTATTTCATAAGGTTAGATAAGATATGCTTACTGTACCTGAGCTTAAAGAATGTTTGCCTAAGCATCTTAGATCAGCAGCTACGCAAGAGTTCGCTGATAAGATCAACACGATCGCTTCTGAGCCAGAGACAGCTGAGTATATCAGGGACAACTTTGTATCGTACATCAAGGTGCTTGAGGAGGGTAGGTTTAAAACTGAGGACTACCTGAATGCTGTGTCCTATGTGAGCTACAAGCTGATGGGTCGAACCAATCAGGATGCGTATAAGGCAGCGTTTCCAGAGCGGTACAAGGCACTGGCAGCAAGAGGAGCCACAGATAAAGATGTCTCGGCTTACGTGTCAGCGTATAACAAAAACAAGCTGGTGAATATGATCCTGCATCAGTCCATGGTTCCATCTTGGGTGTTGAACCAGGATCACTTCCAGAGAGCGATTAATACCCAGGCCGATCTTATGATCAACGCCAACAGTGAGAAGGTGAGAACGGACGCGGCTAACTCATTGCTGACACATCTGAAGCCACCTGAGACCAAGCAGATGAAGGTTGATATTGGGATCCGTGAGTCAGAGGGCATGAGTGAACTGAAGACCATGTTGAGTGCTATGGCTACGCGTCAGCAAGAGCTCATTGGTCAGGGTGTAACGACACGGGAGATTGCTCATCAGAAGCTTGGTTCTGCTTTGCCTGCTTTGACACACCACACCACAGCACACCAAGCTGATGTGATTGAAACAACAGCAAAAGACATAACACCTAAAGAAGATAAGCTGAGTTCAATTTTTCAGAGAGAGCCGTCTTCGGCATCCGTGCCGGATGCCACGACTGGCTCACATGAACCTGAGAAGGTGAGTAAGGCCAAGCCTTTGACATCGTTTCGGCCGGAGTCTTGAGCATGCCCAAGGTTATCCAACAAGAGGTTAAGACCTACGTGATCAAAGTGGTCTGCTGTGATGTTGAGATGTATCGGGCAAGGGTCATAGAAGGTAGTGATCCAATCAAGTTCGAGTACCGGTGCAGAGGGTGCGGTATGAACTTTGAAAGCACATACTGCTATCCCCAAACCAAGACGATGGTGGTTTGAATGCAGACGCTTAATCCAGCTCATTTGGAAGTAAGCCCGATAGACGAGGCTGCAGCGATTAGTGCGAAGCTTCTGAAGCGGGGGCTGATCAAGCAGCCTGTTGATGATTGGCTCAATCAAGTCGATTACAAGAACATCAACACTGGCAACTATGTTCCATCCACCTTTGCTCTGAACTTCATGAACTTCATCAAATTGGTGAATGGTGGGGAAGGGGAGCAAAACCTCACACCTGTTGTGCATCTGATGATGCTTGATGAGATTGCAGGAACCAAGAAACGGATTGCAAACCTCTGTGCACGAGGCATGGCGAAAACCACACTCATGTTTGAGTACTTGGTTCTCTATGTGGCAGTCTTTGGAGAGATCGAAGGTTTCGGTGAAATCGATGGAATGATCTACGTGTCCGACTCCATGGACAACGGTGTGAAGTCTGCCCGTAAGAACATCGAGTTTAGGTACTATAACTCAGAGTTTCTGATGGAGTGGTTGCCCGAAGCTAAGTTCACAGACAACTACCTTGAGTTCAAAAACAAAGAAGGTCACCAACTTGGTTGCAAGATGTTTGGTGCCAAGACCGGACTGCGTGGTACAAAGATCTTTGGCAAGCGTCCTGTACTGGCTGTGCTTGATGATCTGGTCTCTGATGATGATGCCAAGTCTAAAGTTGCCATGGAAGCAATCAAAGACACTGTCTACAAAGGTGTGGATTACGCACTGCATCCTGGCCGTCGTAAGATCATCTTCAACGGCACACCCTTTAACAAAAATGATATCCTCTACGAAGCTGTTGAATCTGGTGGGTGGCACGTAAACGTATACCCAATCTGTGAGAGGTTTCCTTGTTCAGAAGAAGATTTCTCAGGAGCCTGGGAAGATCGCTTCACCTACGATTTTGTGCTCGAACAGTATGAAGTGGCAGCCGCCACCGGTAAAATGGCTGCCTTCATGCAGGAGCTTATGCTCAGGATCACCTCATCAGAAGAACGTCTGGTGCAGGACGAAGAAATCAAATGGTACAAGCGGGCTTCTGTGCTGAGCAACCGCGGCAAGTTCAACTTCTACATCACCACAGACTTTGCCACCAAAGCCAAACAGTCTGCTGACTTTTCTGTCATCTCTGTCTGGGCCTACAGTGCCAATGGGGATTGGTTTTGGGTAGATGGTACGTGCGTGAAGCAGACCATGGACAAGAACATCAATGACCTGTTTCGATTGGCTCAAACCTATAAGCCTCAGTCGGTGGGTGTGGAGATCGCCGGCCAACAAGGTGCGTTCATTGACTGGATCCAAGATCAGATGATCACCAGAAACATCTGGTTCAATCTGGCTCAAGGAAGAAACGGCAAAGCAGGTATCCAACCCGAAGGAGATAAGCTGGCACGTTTCAATCTCGTGGTTCCACAGTTCAAAGCAGGCAAGGTCTTCTTTCCCATGGAGATGAAGACATCTCTGATTGTGGGTGAGTTCGTCAATGAAATTAGCATGACCACTCTGACCGGTATCAAATCAAAGAATGATGACTGCCTCGACACAGTGTCCATGTTGCCGTATCTTAACGCTTGGAAGCCAAGCGAAGCCTCACCCCTTGCACAGACCGAAAACGGAATGTGGGAGATCGCGGATGAGTTCGATGACAGCCATTCTCCCATGTCTTCGTACATCGTCTAACTACGCTTGGAGTGTTTCATATGACCCTTGAAGAATTTTTCGCAAAGCTATCGTTTGAACATCTGAGCAGTGTTACTGCTGGTTCCAGTGGGTCAGGTGAGATCCATCCAGATCATCAAAACAAGGTGCTTGGTTTTACCAATAGTGGGCTTATCCAGCTGTACAGTAGGTTTGCGCATAAAAAGAGTTATGTTACTCTTGTGCTCGATGAAGCCATTAAGACGTACTATCTGTCTACAGATTACGCAGTTTCAAACACAGACATTGCCAACACCAATCCGCGGTACTTGGCAGACACAGCCAATGAGCCTTTCAAAGATGATCTGATCAAGATCCTTGGTGTGATCCAAGAGCCTATGACTGATGACGAGACCCAGGTTGAAATTCCCATCAATGACAATGGCGACAGCGCTTCAGTGAAGACGCTGGAGTACAACACGCTCTATGTCAAAGAACCGGAACAAGGCCGTAACCTCTCGGTTGAATATCAGGCCTATCACCCAAAGCTGCTCAGCGATTGCAATAATATGTTGGCTCAAAAGATCTATCTTTCTCCCATCTTGGCTGAACCACTTGAGCTGTATGTTGCCAGCCGTGTGTTGATTGGTATGGGTGGTGAATCTCATGTCAATCGCGGCATGGCATTGCAGCAGCTGTACGAGAGCCTCTGCATGCGCGTGGAAGCCAAAGACACGATGCAGGTCACAGAAACTGACAACCACGACAAGCTGACGGAGCGAGGGTTTATCTAATGGCTGTAGAACCAGACACATTCATTGAAGTCGCAGCCGCTCTAGACTTAAACACGGTACGGACGGCTACAGCACAGACCGCAGCTGACACTGCTCAAGGAACAGCCACAGATGCCATCTCACGGGTGTATGGTGCTGAGCTAGGTGCCAAGACTTATACCGATGCTGAGATCCAAGAGATCAAAGATTATGTTGATGCAGAGCTGACATCCCGTATCAACATTCTTGCAGCTGCTCTTGGGATCGACATCACAGATTTGGTGAATGGAGCTCTGCCAAGTCTTGATGCTGCTATCCTACAAGCCCTTTCGGATTTGGGAGTCATTAAGGCAGGCGCTCTGACAGATCGAAACGCAGTGGAAGATGCCATTGCAAATTGGGTCAACAACCTCATTCCTGATCTTGAGACAGTGTTGGATCAAACGGTCCTTGGCCTGAATGGTGTTGAAACTACATTGGGTGAACTGACCAACGGGTTTGAGTACACTGAAATTCGTGCCGCTGTAGACGATATACGGAGCCAGGGAGAGAAGGACTTGGTTCCCCTGGGTGTGAGTACCCTACGTGTGCCGGCAACGCTGTGGGGGCTTAACGTAGATCAAGCAAACGCCAATCTGGTGAAAGCAACTCTTGGCACCTATGGTTCGTTTGTCACCAATGATGCAGACTTCGGAGAGTGTTTTCATTTTGCGGCCGGAGATGAGCAAAACGTAGGAGCCGCCTACCCCATCGATTACGCAGACGGCAACCTGTACAAAGTCACGGTGGAACTGAAAGTGCTTGACGATGGTGCACCGGCATCAGGGGTGGAAGTCAAAGTTGGAGCAACGCTTCAGAATGGCACAACGATACTGTCAGCAAACCAAGAACAAAAGTTCGAACCACAGTATGTGAAAGTGGTTGATGGTGTTGTGAAGCACCACATTTTTGTATCGTCTGATCAAGTAAAACTGGACGATTATGGTACGATCGCAGATGAGCAGATTCTGCTTGGTTCCTTCCCTACTGCAAACAAAATTTACTTCCACGTTAGGCAAAACGCTGGAGGCAATACCAATGGGCAACTTGCTCTTGGAACATTGCGTGTTGTCGATGTCACTGAGATAAGTGCACATGTTGATAGACGGTATGAGCAACTGAAAGCAGAAACAGACACAAGCATTGCTACAATCATCACAGACTACATTACGATTGCAGCGTCTGACGCAGCTTTGGCAAGTGCAACAACTACACTGCAGGCATCCATAGATGGTCTTGATGGTGAAATTGATGCCATCAGCTCAGATCTGACTGTGAACTACGTGACCAACACCTCGCTTGATAACTCACTTGCATCTGCAAGTACGGTACTCAACTCACGATTTACCGTTGTACAGGATGCTGCTGATGCGGCTCAGGGTACTGCGAACGTTGCTTCAGCTAATGCCTCATCTGCACTAACAACTGCCACCAATGCAGATGGTGCTATTGCGACTCTCAACACCAGCCTCAATTCAAATTTTGGAGGTACAGGCGGAAGCGTCACAACATTTGCTTCAACGATGACTGACCTAAACAATGATGTAAAATCAGGATATTGGCTCAAAGCTACAGCAGGAACTAGCTCTGCACAGCTTCAGCTATACTCAGATGGAGATATCAGTACCATTAATTTGGATGCCGATAACGTACTGATAAACGGTACTGTTGTTACTGGATTGTTAGAAAATAATGCCGCTACTGTTCCAGAAGCTGACAGCAAAACAAATACTCTTTATGGAAATGGAAGTTTTTTAACTGCTAATACTAAAAGCATAACTATGAGTGTTTCAGGAAAAGTCATGCTTGTTTGGTCTGGCGCACAAGGATATAATAATGATTACAGTTGGGATGTATATTTAGCAATAAATGGAGCATCATGCACTGGCTCTAACAGAGGCGGAACTGCGACAAACGACGCACCAGGAACTTCTTGGGCAGGTACTTTGAGCTCAGGTACTCATACAATTAAGGCAATGTGGAAGGGAGAAGGTAACGGTCTGGACAATAGTTCTCTTGAACTTGCATCTAGAACGTTAGCAATTTTTGGGGCAAAAAAATGAGTGCATACGTAACTTACCTTAAAGAAACTGGCATGGTTATTGGTAACGGCAGTACCTCTCATCCAGAAAAACTACACGAAGAACAGGATGATGAGTACGGGCATCTACTTGTTGAAACTTTACCAACAGAGCCAACAAAAGTTGTTAATGGTGTTTTGGTTTTGGCAGAACCTGCAGATTACATACAAATCACTGAACAAGCTGCTAAATCCAAAATTCGAAATAAAGTCTGGTCAGAGCTGAAACAAACA